GAGCTTGTTCATGCTGAAGTTGTGCTTCAAACATCTGACGTTGTGGGTCTTGCTGTGCTGCTGCTTGAGCTTGTGCCATCGCTTGCGCTTGACCCGTAACTTGCTGTGTTGCCTGTGCCGCCATCATAGCAATTTGGTTCATTAACTCAGGAGGCATTTGACCATCTTCCAAACTAGGTAGTGGCTGACCCATCGCTTGCTCTATTTGCTGTCTATAAAGCATAGACTGATGTTCTTGGATATTAGCGCCAATCGCTTGAGCCGCCACAGGGTTTTGCTGAACCATCGGATTTTGCATAAATGCGGCATGAGCCGCTATATAAGCCTCATGGTTCTGAAACGGATACGCTTTTATCGGATTGCCTGTTAAAGCCGCCTGCTGTTCACTAATCGGGTCTCGAGGGAGAACTTCCTCCTCAGGGGGCAATAATGCGTCAATATCCTTAATATTCAACGCAATGTACATTTTTCGGTAAGATTCGCGTAAATCATGCAATTCTGGGGCTGATTGAGCCATTTGTAGCTGTGTTTGGGCTAAAGTGATTCTTTGCGTCATACTAAAGATATTTGGATCACTTACGGGAATAACGTCTACAGAACTGTCAAAATCGGTCTTAAATACGTTTTGTGACGCACCTTGGACCTGATATGGGTATTCCTGCGGTAAAAACTCACCAAACACTCTTTTTAGTATCTTAAACTCAGTTCTTTGAGCGTAATGCAGTCTTTTATGGATTGCGGACATAACTCGCTGTCCTTTCTCCATTAACGCTACTGTTGTTCCAACCGGAGCCTCAGAGTTGCCATCTCCCGTAGGACTTTCTACAGTAGCCGCAAATCGCTTGCCGGAGTCAACTAAAGCACCCAACAGGTTGGTTAAAGTGCTGCTCGGCTCTTTATACGGTAATGGCAAGAACGCATCCTGCAATCGACCTCCTGGAGCGTCAACATCTCGCCACTCTCCAGGCTGTAACGGGTCATCATGCCGTTGAATATTCAATCCACGTGCTTTAAATCCTGCAGGAAGGTTAGCAAGTGTTCCCGCGTCAATCAATTGACGTAAAATTGCAGTAACTGATTTAGTCAGACCGCCCATCATGTGAATTAAGCCGAAACCATAGAAACCCAATCCTGGAAGAAACTTATAATGCGTGAAATGTTCGATTTTCTTGCGCATTGGGTCGTTTTCGTTGTAATTTGGCCTAATTGCGAGGATTTTGTTGTTGTCTCTGCAAATAGTCACTACATACGGAAGGGCTACCCCTGTTTCTTCGTCATTTTCGTCTAAATCTTCATGACCTGCTAAATCGAGGTCCACATGCATCTCTAATAGGGTGTATTCTTCGTCACTTATTGTTCTAGTTAAGCCCTGTAGCTCGTCCAACTTGGCAGTAACTTCAGAAGTCTCTATACCACTTCCAGGAGTCATCATGTCTATGTCTTTATAGAACCCCGAACGCTGTAGTTTACGTACTTCGTTCTCATTCATGTGAATAACATGAGTGATTCTAGGCGAAGTCAGTAAATCTACGGCATAGTAAGGAACAACTAAGTCTTCAGACTTAACAAAACGTGCAACAGCACGTCCAACTGCGGGATCGTAATAAACTTTCTTGAAGGCTGAACCAGATAACGGAAGATAAAACAGAAGTTGGTCCATTTCTGGATCATATTCTTCCATTTTGTACGTAATTTGGTAATTCATGAAGTTTTTGACGCGATTAGCTTTTTCTAGCTTGCTATCATCGGTCATACCCAACACTTCAGTGTCTACGGGACCACCTGCGGGTAACATTTCTTTATATGCCTGTGCTTGAAACTGTGTTACGGCTTCTGCAAGAATAGGGTGGTGGACGCCAGAGGCTCCAACAAAAGGCTGTGTTCTAGTAGTTGAATTAATTCCTAATAGTTCTAAGCCTTCGACATAGGTTGTAAACCAATCTGTTCTAGAATCGAGGTCTTCCTCAAAAGAACTGACTAACTCACTCGCTATTGTACCTAGTTCTCTCTCGTCTAGAGCTTCTGCTAGGTTTTCCCCAAACTTCGACGGTATTTCCTCAGGCATATCACTGCCTCGGATTATCGAACCATCGGGCTGAACAAAAAGATCCGTTTCTTCTGCGGGTTGTTGCATGATTTCCAACTCTATCTCTTCTTCAGAGTTAGGAACAGCGGACAACATTTGTTTTTCAATAGCCATATTGATAAATCATAGTATGATTCTGATTAATAATAAACCCTTTGTCCACCATAATACTCTTCTTCTTCGAAATAGTCACTGGTTAATTGCAAAAAGCCGCCTTCTCTGAACCGAGCCAACGCTAATGTTGTGGCATCTACTAAATCATCATTCTCGCCTGACGGGAAATCAGACACTTCTTCCATAAGTTCTTCACCAAAACGATTATCAGGAACCCAAACGCGCCCGTCTTGGAAAATAGGGGATACTGAGTTTAATCTAGCAATCTTGTCCTGACCTTTTCCTGGAGAAAAAGTGTTTACAGGAATACCAACTCTACGCAATTCCTGCACTAACGGAATTCCCGAAGCCTTGGCTTCAATAATAACAACATCAGGACTCCAAAACTCATACAACCTTAATGCTTCTGCCTTTAACTCAGGGAAATCAAAACGTTCTTTAATACAATCTATTAAAATCAGATGCGCCTCATTGCCATGATACACCTCTCCGTTTATTTTACCCTCAGGGTAGAAAACACCCCATGTTGTTATAGCAGTAAAGTCAGCTCTTTCGCTTTTTAAGAACGCTGTATCATAAGACTGTATTAAATAATCACACTTAGGCGGCTTATTTTCATCCCAAATCTTAAACCAATCTTTGGGAATAATCGAAATACCCTCCCCTGTGGGTCTTTGCATATACTGTGCCGCCCACTTGGACGGACTAACCGAGGCTTTAATGCTTTCTAATTCGGCTAAAGACCAGTATTCTTTCCAAAGAGGCTTACCACTAGGCAATATTGCAGGAAACTCTATAATTTCCCATTGATCAGAACCTTCGTCCTGTGCCATTTTTCGTGTTAATCTGCCCGTTAGATCTTTTTTATTCCAACGAGTCATGACTATTACGATTGCCCCTCCAGGCTGTAACCGTTGACGAGGACCTGCCATAAACCATTCATAAGCTTCGTCCATCGCTTTATCAGACATCGCATCTTGCTCAGAATGAGGATCGTCAATAATGAACAAATCCGCACCCCGTCCTGCTAATGCGCCACCAATACCTGCGGCATAATATTCGCCGCCTTTGTTTGTTAACCATTTACCCGCACTACGACTGTCAGCCTTTAGCTCTGTATCGGGAAATAGCTTATGGTATTCCTCACCGTCAATTAGATCTCGGGTCTTACGTCCGAAGTTAATTGCAAGGTCAGCGGTGTGTGTTGCCTCTATTATCTTTAACTTAGGGTTTTTCCCTAACAGATATGCCGGAAACAGGTGGGATGCGAACTCAGACTTCGTGTGACGGGGCGGCATATTGATAATTAAACGTTTTAACTTGCCACTAGCGATATCGTCGAACGCTTTAGCCATTTTGACATGGTGGTCGCCATTGATAAAATCAGACCAAATCGCCTTAACAAAATGCATAAAGGTACTTGTGGATTCCTCTTGGAACTCACGCTTGGTTAACTCTTCTAGTAAAACGGTAAATTCTTTAGCTTCCGCTTTAGTTAAATGCGATAAGTCTATACTCTTTAACGCTTTTAGCTTGTCCGCGTTACTAGTAATCCCCAAACTCCTTCTTCAAATCATCCAAGCGGTTCTGGCCTTCTTGCCTTGCCAGACGTTTTTTGACTTCCCGCTGCATAGCCGCAAGCTCCTCTTCACCGATTCCTAGCAAATTATCAGACTCATTACGAGATTGTAGAAGTGCTGCTTGAAGCTCATCATGGTCTGATAGCTCGTTGTTGGCTAGACGTGCTTGGAAATCATCGTATCCTGGATTCTTTGATGAAGGCATAAGTTCTCCCGACAACGTTTCTAGTCTAGGACGCATATCGCCCCCTGCTAAACTGGTTCCGGAATCAGACTCTTTAAACATATTAATTTCGGTTTCGAGACCTTTTTGCTTCTTTAATGCAAAGATTTCGTCATTATAGGCATACGCTTTTTCTAGATGTTTTCTTTGTGCTCTTCGGGCAGGATCTCCGTCTATTTTGATATTCGCCCCTTCACGTGCCGCCTCTCCACGTTCGTACTTCATCTTCTCAACTAGTTTCCTAATCTGTTTTGTCAACGCTATAGATGCCGCCGATGCAGGAATAAATGGGAGCATGCTTGCTACCGCCATAATCCCACCCCCCAGAAGATCACCCTTCTGGTACATATCAATACCTTCCCGTACCCCAACGTAATCCCCGTATCCAGGAATCATTTCGGATAACATAGAAAGATTCTCTCCCTGCCGCTGTGCAGAAGCGTTATTAGAAATCCCGTTACGTTTTAAAAACTCAGCAATACGTTGCGTCTGTTCCTCCATCGGGGAAGGTTCGTAAGGCTCTATTGTTCCGTAATCATCAGCC